TCGTCTTACGGCGTTGGAATAGTTACTACGATTGATTGTGCCGATGCGAATGTTGACGCCGCAGAGCCACTCGCACTCAAGGTCAGCTTCCAGGTGACGGAGATAGCGAGGTGTGCTCCCGCCTGCGTATCGACGCCCAAAACGGGCGCCGCACTTACCGAGACGACTGTCACTCGCGGTTCCCACCGCAAAATCGCTTCTGTTACTTCGCGCACGATTGCGGGTATCGCTGTGTCGATCGGCGCGTCGATGTAGCGCCATATGTCAGCCCCAAAAGTTGGGCGCAATGGATCGCTGCCCTTGGGTGTCGTGAGAATAATCGTGATGCATTGATTCACGTCCGCGAGACCTTGCACTACGTTTCCAAGTCCCGATCCCGGCACACCCGGGGTGTCGAGAGCCAACGACCAATCGACCGAGATGATGTCCGCGAGCGTTATTGCGCCGGCACCCATGACTCAGTCACCAGTCACCGGAAAGTCCGAAGGCGACCGCGACCTCGTACCAGGTGTTAGCTTCCGCAGCCGCGTCACTGGATTCTCCTGGCCGTTTGCGAGACCTTACTTGTAGCCCTCATCCTGCGTTCACCTTCGCACTACCACTGACTATGCTTCCTGAACCGGCAGGACAGGTCGTAATGTCGCCAACCCGCGCTATCGCAGGGCCACCCCCGGCTAGCTGAATCTGCGCTGAGGCCACGATCGTCACATTTCCAGCGCCATCGATCGCTACATTTCCCGATCCGTCGATGGCGATCGATGCGCCATTCGCTGCAATAGTCACCGTACCCCCATTTGCAATACTCATTTGAAGGGCGTGCACTGAGCGATCGTACTCGAAGACGGCGCCATCCTTGAACGTCCAGTGCAGTTTATCGGCATTTGCGACCGGTACAGCGTCGGCGGCCGAGTAAATCGCACCCAACACGGCACCGTCTTCGTCATGCACATCCATGGTGCAGACAACCTGTTCACCGATGTCTGGAATCCAGTACCCTTTATCGTTTTGGGTTTTCGGGAAAAGCACCGGAAGCCACCAGCTTTGCATCTGGTCCCGATCTGGAAACGTCACGCGCACCCTAGCATTGTGCACATCCTGAGCTTTTACTATCCCTACTCGATACATCACATATCCCTTAGGTGAAGTCCGCTTCCGCGAACTGAATCGCGACTTTCGGCAGCTTTGTTTCCACCATGTGCGAATGCTGAAGGCGGCTGATAAACTGGATTGAAACGTATCGTAACCCCCTGCGTGCACTCCTGAGAAAAAGCCAGCGCGGAGTAATGGTCAGCTATTTCCGCCGCTACTGATGCACTTGATAGCGGTTGAAGCAGCAAGGCGGGATACGCGGCTGGCCATCAATTAACACTGCGCGTTACGAGCTCGGTGGTATAACCGGTGGCCCGATCCAGTCGATGCCGCGCGCTTTCGATCAAGTACTGGCCGTCGTTGAATCCGAAGCCTTGAACCGTAACGATGTTCCCGGCCGCATATGCGATCGATCCGACTGCCGTGAAGATGGCGCTTGCGCGCACCATGTTTTCTCCGTGCAAGGCGCTCCCCGCTTTGAGAGTGGCTTGTTGTCCATTCTCACATCGGACGGCGAGCTTTAGCGTATCTCCGGTTGGGATGCCGGCCGCGGCTGTCGCCGTGTGCGTGAGAAGCTGCTTGGTATCAGGGAATTGGTACGAAACTTCTGCAGCCTTATAGATGCGATGCGTCTTCAGCCGAAAGTCGAAACGCAGCAAATCGCTGCGACCAATTGTGGCAACAGGCGCGGACGCTTCCAATAGGCCTCGCGGATAAAAGACCAATTGCTTGCCACGAAGTGTGAATTCGTAGTTGTGCGCCCGCGCCAATCTTCGCAAGAAAGTGAGATCTGTCTCTTGACACTGGGTTATACGCGCAAATGTTAAGTTCGTTGTCTCGCTGGCTCCGACCAAAGCGAGACCGTGCTTGGACGCCAACGTCAAAGCGATTTGCGTCAAGGTTTGGCTTTCATAGCCAACGCTATTCAGTGTGCGCATGGTTGGCGTAATGTAAGCAGAGAGACAATTCAGATGGAAAAGGTCGGGCGGTCCGGTCAGCGATAGATCATCAACCTGAAAATCGCCGCAAGGTAGTAACGGGGATCCGGCGTAGCCAATCATCAGGTTGACCCGGTCACCCTCGGTTGGCTGCCAGGTTCCTTGCCAGCGCTTGTCGTGGTCTTCCAGTTCTATTTCCACCGTACCGGAGGCGCCGTCGAGGCGATCGAGGTAAGTGATAGAAGTTACCATGGCAGAGACATCGGCAGTTATGTTCACTCCTTCGTAAGTGAGCGTCCACTGAGGCGTGCGTACGGGATAAGCGATCGCTCCCGCCATCTAACGCGCGTCCTTTGTCGGCATGATCTTAAACGTTTCCAGAGGGCTCACGCACGAGGCATCTTTCAAGGCCGACGCGCCTGCTGCGCTAATGGCGTGAGGTGGCTCAAGTATAATTCCGCGATTCGAATGACTTCGATAAACTTCGCTATTTGTGTTGCGGCGTCTCGGTCGCAAAGGCGTGCAAGCGAAGCGGTATCTGGTAGCCGACCCAAACCCAGGGCGTAGGCAGTTTGGACAGCAACCTGGCGAGGAAAAGATGCGCCGCAGCCAATTCAGAGACGACTTCAATTTCCGAGCTTCCATGGCGGCAGATCTATGGTGAGGCTCTGGCTCAGCTGCAATATTGGTATCGCGATAGCCAATCCAGCCTCGAATACAGGTTCGATTGGTATGTTGGGGTTTGCCATGATTATCGGCGAATACAATGTCGCGTCGCCGTAGTACCTCCACGCGAGAAGGTCCCAGCGCTCTCCCGCAATAGTGATATGAGGGATAAATTGTGAGCTAAGCATAGAACATCCGTTGCGAATTCTGTCACCGTTATAGGCTCAACTTGAGGCACTTACGTCAAAGCTAGTGGGGGCTCCTTACGATAGCGCTCGGATTCACGTCGCCTACACTTAAGTGCGGCGTAGGCAGGCCCGCGACCCCGGGGATGTTGAGGAGGGGTGAGACTCCAGGCCATGCAACTGGTGTTGGCACATACGCGGTGGCTGGCGGGCTCGATAGATCGCCCTGGCCGGCGGCGCTTGAGTAAATTAGCGACCCGGTGCTTGTCCCCGCTGGCGCGGCAACGATCCCGATCAGCGGAAACAGTGCCACTGGATTGGCAGTCGAGATTGTCTGGAATCCTTCCGCCCATTCCTTAAGCACCACTCTCACCGTGATCGCGAGCAGGCTACCGTCCGCGCTCATTTGACGCGAGGAAGTACGGAGGGATGTGAGGATGAAATAGCCGCGATGGAGCCCATTTCCGAAAACGAGTGGACGCGCCGCATGATCGTTGGCCGCCACCATTAAGGCATTTAGCTGCAACGATGGGTCAGTGAAAGCAATGTGGAAGTGAAAACTAAGCTCCAATATTTCAAGGTCATCTGCGATCCATTGCAGCGCAGGGCGGTTCTCCACGACGCGATGTTCCGCATAGTCCCATGAGCGAGTGGACTCGAATTCATCTGGGGAAGTTAGAACTTCGAAGACTATTTCACCGAATACCGCGAACATCTATATCTCCAAATGTTTCTCAGATTGGTTCCGCGCCGCGACACTGCTTAACTAGAAATCCGCACGAGCTTGTGTGTCCAATTCGCGATTGATGATTTGAACCAGTTCGCGGCTATGCAGTCTGATAGCCTGGACGACGGTGCGTTCAAGATTTCCGCTTTCCATTTTGCCTTGAAGAACTATCGTCGGTGAGAAATTAACGATCAGCGGAGGTGGAAATGCGCCGGCTCGAGAGCTTGGTCCTGTTGATCGAGAGGCAACAGGCTCCGCCGGTGCCCTCAATCTTCGAATCAAGTCGCTGGCGGACGAAGCCGCGCGCGAAGGTTTAGGATGCTCTTCAGAATCGTTGCGAAAGTCCGAAGTATTTCGTCCGAGCCTTGAAAATGACACGTTTGCCCTCGAGCCCGTGCCACCCAGCCTGATGCCTCGGTCAGTGACTACTGCGAGGTCAACACCGACAGGCGCTGTTAGCGCGGTTTCTGAACCGTCGTGCAAATGAGAACTTCCAACCTTCATCATGGTTTTGAGGCTTGAGGATCCTCGTCCAAATGACGAAACTGGTCCCATAAGGCTTTTCGATAACGAGCGACTGAGCTCGTTGGCGAGCACGGAAGAGATCTGAAAAGAGTGTGCATACCCGGCCCTCCGAAAACGGTCCGAGGTTAACCGGTCATTGCGTAGATACGACCGCGCATTTGATGAGCGCTGCTGTA